TAATGAAAAAAGTTTCGCCTGTTGCTACCCGGATAAACCTTTCTTTTTTCTTTGGCACTACATTTACATCTAACAACGCCACTACCAACTTAGTTTCCGGGTTATCTAAATCGCCATGCTCAACCATATCCCACTCGCTAATCTGCTCATCAAATACAGCGTTTACTGTTTGGCCGTTTATCTCAATTGATTCGCCCATTATGCCTGCTGCATCATGGCAACCTATGTTTAGAAAATCGTTAAAATCGCTCATACACTTGTTTTAGTTACAAAATGGCATTTTGGCAACACACGAAAAAGGCCGCCACCTACAAACGTAAATGACGGCCTAACACGTATACAACAACACCCCTATTGTGTAATAACTTTTTTTGCTCTTTTGCGTTTTGGCTTTGGCTGCACATCTTCAGCAATAGCTTTAATGTGCTTAAATTTGTCCATATGGCCTTTACGCATATAAACTAATTGACCGGGTTCAGTGCAATCCTTGTAGGCCTGTAGGCACTCTGTAGGGTTTTCTGAACATACTAAAACAGTAACAACGCCCTGTGGCGATCTATGTAATGTGGCAGATGGTTTGAACATAATAAATTTGGGTTAAAAAAAGGCCGCCACCTGCATTGCAAATGACGGCCTTTAAATTAGCAATTAAGCAGACTTAATGCGGATGCCGTAATCTACGCCCTTAGCTACTCCGTAAAGTAGGTTGCAGTTGTAGTATAGGATGCCGTCATTGTCATAGAATCTGCGGAATTGGACGGGTAATCCAAGGCCGGGAATAACTACGTTTTCGACTTCGATACCTGCATTAGCAGCAAGCTCAGTATCAACGCTACGGCCGGCCATAAGCAATGAATTGCGTTGGAAAGCAAATGCGGCAAGGTTGTCGCTATTATCGTCAGCAAGATCAGTTTCAAAACAGTCAAACTTAGCAACGCGAGGAACAATAGCCTCACGCTTTTCTTCGGTAATACCGGGAATTTCTGCGCTGTTAAGAGTTTTAACAAGTGCTGCATAATATGCAGGATTCATGAAAACTGAACGGCCGCCTTGTGGTGCTTTCTTGTCAGATGTAAGTGAGCCATTAAGATCAGCTAGAATATCACGATCAAAATCAGCAACTGCTGTAACTTGATGCGTAGCAAAGTTGCCAGATGTAATGAGATTCCAAACATCACCAAAAACTTTATCACCTAGTGCTTGCAGTGCAGGCTCGATAAAAAGGTTGTTAAGGTTGATGGAAGACTTGCTGCGCTCAACATCGGTGAATCCATAAGTAAAACCATAATGGCTGTTAAGCGATACAGTTGCAGAAGTCATTAGCAACATTCAGCAGATGCGCTCTTGATGCCTGCGCTCATGTCAGAAGCAGTTGGTTTGGTAGGATAACGAGTTGTGACGCTTTCACCGGCACCTTGAACGTCAGATGAAAAGTCAGTTGTTAGTGCGCTCAATGGAGCGAAAAGAGAACTTAGTCCAGCCAAGCTTTCCTGTGCGATTTCGGCAAGATTTGCCCCTGCGATTGTATTAGCCATAATATTTGGTTTTTATTTGTTTTTGTTAAGATTCACTTGGTTGTGAAATTATTTTTGTATGAGATGTTTGTTTTCAGCATACCACTTGTTCTTGGCTTCAAGTCCTTGTGATTTACCGACTGATTTGTATTCCTCCCAAAAAGAGTCTGCACTCTTAGGTTGGTCAGATTCATTGGATGCTTCAGCAATTGCGTCAGCAGTTTGTAATGCCATCAATTCAGCAGCCGCAACTGCGACATCTTTTGTTTGAACTTCAGAAGCTTCTTTCAAAGCAACTGCGGCATCTTCAATTTCTTCTGTGTGCGAACTTTCCATATCTTCGATTTGAGTTGTATACTCTTTAACAGAATTTTGCAATTCTACAATTTGTGCCTTTTCTTGTTCTGCTGATTCAGTCATTTCTGTGATTTGGTTATTTAGAATGGTTATTTGTTTGTCGTGCTTTGTGACAAGTGACGAAACAATCTTTTCAACTGGCAATGTTGAGCCAGCTTGGTTTGCGATGGTTGCCATTTCTGTTATTAATGCAGCCGCCTTTAAACCTTCAACTGTGCCATCAATAAATCCAGCATCAATGGCTTCTTGTGCAGTAAACCATGTTTCGGAATCCATCAATTCTTCAAGTTCTTCGATGTCATAATTGCTGCGAGAGTAAGCGTTGATGATTGCTGATTTCATCTTGTCCATCAGATCAGCATCTTTGCGTAGTTGCTCAGAATCACCGATTGATACAGTCCAAGGATTGTGGATCATAAGCAAAGCATTGTCTGCCATGATTACTTCATCACCAGCCATAGCAATGACGGAAGCCATGCTTGCAGCCATGCCGTCAATGTAAACTGTGACGTTGGCTGGATGGCGTTTAATAGCGTTGTAAATTACATTGCCTTCAATAATTGATCCACCCGGTGAACTGATGCGCAAATCTATTTGCTCAATTTCTCCAAGTGCTTCAAGCGATTCGACAAAGTTGTTGGCATCGACACCGAAGCCACCGATTTCGTCATATATATAGATTTCTGCTTTAGAAGATTTAACATCTTCAACGGCAGGTTCTTGTTCAATTGCATACCACGTTTGTTTTTTTGATTTTTCCATTTTAGATTTCTGTTTGATTTTCTTCTGTTTGAGTTTCTGCGGTTTCAATGTCAGCTTGTGACTCTGAACCGGATCTTAAAGTAATTGGCCGTCTGTAACCGCCATCTTGCGTCCATGCATCAGTAACCGATTGAGACATTTCTGGCAATCCTGCCTCTGACCTAAATGCATCTTCATCGCTTTTTTGCGGTGTGATTGATCCAGCACGAACAGCTACACCATAAGAATCAAACTTTGCTTTTAATGTAGCAAAGTCCAAATCTGATTTCATTGCCAGCGTTGCTTCGCCATTGTCATCTGTAACAACTTCGCCTTCTTCATCTGTAACAACTTCACCCGTTTCGTCTTGAACAAGCTCAACTGGATCGCCCGGCATTCCCGTTGTTCCAAGCTCAACTGGATTTAATCCGTTTTCTTCAGCAATGCGCTTTTTCATTACAATGTTGGCCGCACGCTTGCGCACAAGTTCTTCGTAATTCATGCCACGCGCTTCAACAATATGATCTTCAGTTGTTAGCCCTGCGCGTAAATCTGCAATGTCTGCCGCTCTCATGCGCCCTTCATCAACAGTAAATTGTGCTGGCTTTGTAAATCCAAACTTCCACCAATCTTCTGGCAGTTCGCCATAAACACCCTGCTTGGCGCGTTTTGCGATTACATACATCGCTGCGCGTTTCATACCAGCTTCAATGATTTCACATCTGGAAGCAATTGACTTGTTGATGTCTGCGGCAAATCCGCGAACGCCTGCACCGCCAATGGCAGATGAATCAAGCATTTCCCTGCGCCAGCCTAATGCATAGAATGCAGAAGACTCAACGAGTTTGGTAAAGTTTAACCATTGATCTGATGGTCTGTTGCTTTGATGCGCCTTTAGACTTCCACCATTTTTGATGTATCTGATCAATCCAGAATCCATCAATTGTGTTTGTAATCTGCCATCAGATCCTGGTGATGGATTAACAATGCTGTTGCCCATGTCTTGCCGACCAGATTCGTTTGATTCAACCAATGTAAGTGCGCTGTTTACTTTTTCAGCAATCTTTTCTGCATCGCGAGTTTCCGCTAAATCATACCAATCAAGGATTGCGGCTGCAACTGACGGCTGACCACGGCTTTGGCTGAACCATTCAAGATCACCAACGTGAATCATGCTGTTCGCATTCACATCACGATGCCCATCTTTGTTTGATTCATCTTGAACACGATATGCAATTGGCTGCATGTATTCATCAACAATCACGCCAGCGAAAATGCGCATGCCCTTGTATCGGCCATCTGTGACTGCATGCCCACCATTCAATCCAAATGATCCGACCCTGTGCGCTTCTAAATATTGTAGCTTTGGAAATCCTGTTTTGGCGTTTTCGGTTAAGACAATAAAGTAATCACCATCAACA